GGTTTCTTTTAACAGTTACAAATGGTACTTCTCTTTTACCCATTTTTAATCTCCTGGTCTGCCTAAATGTAAAATTGTATCGTTATCGTAATAAACTGCAAACGATGTCGCCTCTGATTTAATTGTGTTGGCTCGTGGCCTTCTAAATGTTGCTGATGAAGGACCTCTGAACTTGATACGTCTGTTCTTGACTGGTAACAATCGTGTTACATAATCGTACAATTCTATAGGAATACCTTTAAACATGCTACGGTCTGACATCGGACTAATATACTTTCGTAATAGTTGCTGGTCTTCTAATGAATAGTCTGCATAAATTTCCATATTATCTCTCCTTTCTCATATTCGCCGCTGTAAATCCTGCTCTGTTTACAAGTTTCACGTCTTTATCTATTACGTAGCCTTCTCCACCTCTTTCACCATTTGTACTGGCTTCGATATCTGCTGGTTGAGAATCTAACGTTTTAATAATCTTATTCTTTGTAGTCATAACCCCTTTGATGAAACCGAATATTGCTTCAAATCCATCACTATTTTCTTGAACCCATTGAACTACTCGTTCTTTTTTAGGTCCACTTAGTTTTGATGAGTTTACCCACTCACTAAAATTCATTCCTAGTTTATCTAAATTGCCTGCTTTCACACTATTATTAATATAAGTGTAAAGAATATTTCTAAAGTCTGCCATTTTTAATTCGGCTGGGACTGCCAATAATTTATCAATTGAATTAGCATTAGATTTTAAATAACTTTCTAATCTGTCTACTTCTGGTAAGTCAACGCCTGGAGATTTAGTAACATATACTGGAGGCATAATCCATGTTTTGCCTGCTCTAAGTTGTCCCATATCTACGTTGCTTTTATTTCCGTCTAATCCAATTACTACATGAACTACAATACCGACATCAAAATTAATTATCTTTTGACCAATGTCACTTTTAGCATCCACTGAATATGTTGTTGTGTTTGGCTTGAATATAAGTCTGCCGTCTTTTTCTTGTGGAGTTGAGAACCATAACAAGTCACCATGTAAGTATCCTCTGAAATCTTCAGGTATAACACTTTCTACTGTGTTCCATATACCTTTCATCTTTGATGCGAAATCTCGTCTGCTATCATCAATTTCACCTTTGGCTCTATTTAGAAACATTTTCTCTAAGTCATCGCCGTTTGTAACTCTGCCATCATATCCTTTTGCAGTAAATCCACTTTTATCTGTAAGAACGAATTCACCCTTTTCATTGCGACCAAAGATAACGGCTGGTGAGCCATCCCATTTGATACTGATTGATTTTGGAGAAGTTTCTACTTGATGTAGTTTTGCGATTGCTTTTTGACCACCAACTGAACCATCAAAAATAATCAAGTCTTCTAAATGTTGAATTCTTGCACCCTCTTCTTTAAGGGCTTTATCCAGAAGTTTCTTCATCTTCTGATGGAAGCCTACTTGCTTATTTCGAGGTTTTCTTGGTCCTCTAAATCTTCTTTCACGGCCTTTGCCTAATATTATTTCTCTGACTTTCATATTATTCCTTGCCGTATGGTGATTCGCCTGTCAATCTCGGACGAGCAAACCATAACTTGAACCATTCTTGTGTTCCTGGTTCTATTTTATGTTTCTTTTGATACTTAGATTTTTCAGTTCCAATATAGGAAATATTCTCCTGCTGAGTTTCCTCAGGTTGATAGGGCTTATAAATTCCTGATAGAACTTTTAATTCTTTAAGTTGTTGGTCAAGAGTCATTTTTTCGCTTCGCATGAGTTATTCCACGTTTGAATTTTCTCATGTCGCCCGTGCGAATGCTGTTAACAAGCCGCTTGGTTAAATCCACAGCAACAGATTCATCAAATTCACGATTTATGAACTCAATTAAATTTATTGCACCAGTAATTATATGTTCGCCTTTTTGTTCGACAAATCTTTCTGGCTCATTTTTAGAAATCGCCATCGAATTTAATTCTTCAAACAGACTTCTACGTGGTTTCTTAGTCATAAGATAATTCTCCTTATCAGTATTTATCAATTATCACTGAATGGACTAGATTTTTTTGACTTTACCATAGCACGTAAATTTTTTGCTGATTCTGTTTTTTCTGGAGGAATTGCAGACGGATTGTCTGTAACTATTGTTTTTCTCTTTAATATATCTGTGACTGTAGTTGCGTCTTGGTTGCCAACTGCTAAATCATCATCACTCAAGTCTGAATCACTAATTCTAAGACTATCTCTGTCAAATACTAGATTTATTTTAGAACCAACACCACTTGAACTTCTTGTTTTTAGTAGTTGGAGTTGATATTGACCACGTTCTCTCATGGCATTACTCGTAAAAATACCGATAACATTATCGGCAGTTTGAATTTTAGATATACCACCAGCAATATGAGAGTGGTCAAACTCGATTTCTTCTACTGCTGAACGATTTAATTGTGAGGCTGTAACCGCAACTAGTTCTGATTCCATTGCAAAGTTACGAATTTCTTCTGTGACATATTTGTCTTTAATGAATAAGTCGCCTGGATTAACTTTCTTAGTAGCAGGCATTAACAAATCTAAGTAGTCAATACATACACAATCAACTATTTGTCCTGTTACTATTTGAAGTTCCTTTAAATATGCCCGAACATCATTAATCGTTGAACCAGATGACATATATTTAATTCTAAGCATTCCAGATTTCTTACCAACTGTTCTAACTTGTAATTCAACATCATCAAGTTCTTTAAAAATGCGTCTGGTACTACGGTCAGTTACCATTGCGTCAATACGCATTGCTGATAATTCTTCTGATAATTCTAAAGTAACATAGACAACATTCAATCCCATCTGCACCCAGTTCAAACACAAATTCTGTATGAATAACGACTTACCTGAACCCGAGCCTCCAGCGAAGATAGTTACTTCACCTCGATTAATACCACCATAAAGTTTATCGTCTAAATCTTTCCATCCCGTAGTGATTTGTCCATTATTGTCTTTCAAGTGCTGAAGTCTTTTTCTTGGGTCATCAAAATAATCTGTACCCAATGACCTAGTTAATCCAATTTGAACTGCATCTTTGATTGTTGTTTCTACTTCACCGTATCTGCCTTCTTCAAGTAAATCTGCACTATTAACGATTGCTCGTTCAATTGCTTTGTGTCTACAGAATGTTTCGAACTCATCAATAAACCAATCATTATGTTGCTCTACATTATCTAATAATTCTATATCTTGGCCTGTTTCTGCTTTTATCATTTCAACTGTAGGCAGAGTAGAATAATCCTCACTATACTCAATAAGAAATTTTACAATATCACGAATAGGTCTGTCAAAATGTCGTTCATCAACAATTCCCATTATTCGTGTGAATAATTGAGGATCGGTTAACATAAACTGAACAAACAGTTCCTGCAAGTCTGATGAATAATTTTTGACTTCTGACATTTATTTACCTAGGGTTATTACTATATTATACAAAATTTATTACCGTTTGTCAACATTAATATGTTTCAATTAATTTATCAGCAATTCCGTGTTTAATTGCTTCTTCTGGTGTTAACCAATGGTCTGTTTTCGGTGCTAACATATGTTTACGAATGTAGTTTTCTTTCTTTCCTGTACATTTAATATAATGTTCAAGTAATTTTTGATTTGTCCATTCTATATGAGTATGTGCATCTAGCATATCGTGATACTGACCACGTGTTGAACCACTAAATTCGTGTGACATAACTGCTGTATTTTGTGTGAGATAACGATGCCCTTTTACTCCAGCCATCATTAACATAACACCACACGATGCAATTGCACCCATTCCGTATGTATGAACGGGAATTCGTGACTGCTTTACAACATCAATTAAATGCATACAACTATCTACAAATCCACCAGGACTATTAATATATAAATGAATAATCTTTGGAGCCTCTTTTTCTGGCATTAAATTGTACTCCATAATCATTTTAACTAGAGGCATACAATTTTCCTGATTAAATTCTTTATCCATATGTAAAACACCGTTATCCCTTAGAAACTCTCCTGGAGGTTTTGGCGGCACCGGAGGCATTGGCATCGGTGGCGGTGGTGGCGCTTCTGGTGTTTCCTTAGGTTTTGGTATTACATTATATCTAACATCATTAGTTTTTTCCATTACTTCTCCTACGCTTTTTAGTGCGGTCGTTTGGCAAACCCGCTACCTTGAGTCTTACATTATTCGTGTTTTCACACTTATTTTCGTTTTATTACTTATACGACCATCAACAATAGATTTTAATGTATATAATTTTCCATATTCTTTTACTGAATCTGTCGCATCTTTTACATGTTCTTCCCAGATTGGAAATGAAACACTCCAACCATTTTCTTGTGCCTGATAGATTAATTTTTTACCTGCGGCATCTCTATCTGGACACACAATTACTTCCCCTTTAAACTGATTAATATAATCAATTTGTTTCTGTGATGCTTCATTGCTCATTATTGCTACACAATCTAATATAGCCGCATCGATTGTTCCCTCTACTATAATTAAAAATTCTTTATCTTCTTTAATCTTATCAGAATTATATAAAAAATTCTTCGGTTGCTTCGTCATATATTTTGACTCTGACTTACCTGTAATATCTCTCCCCGTATAACCGACAATTCTATCGCCTTGTGTAAATGGAAATATTATACGATTCTTAAATCCAAATGAACTGCTCCAATATGTATCTACGAAGTCATATATACCTCTGTCTAATAGGTATTTAGCAGCCATAATTGCACCTTCGGGTGGATTATCTTTATTTATTATATTATCTAACGATTCTGAGTTTTCTGGCAACTTCATACTGATAAATGAAGGTATTCTTGTTGTTTGAGTTTTTGATGTAAACACCCATGGGCCCTCTGATAATTCTTTTTCTCTTATACTTTCAATCTGTAATCTCTTTATCTCACTTTCAGGAACACCCACTAATCTCATAAATTTAACAAAATTCTTGTTTATTACATGCCCTTTTCTATGAGATGCAGTAATACCACAATTAAAACAATGATATGATATTAAATCGCCCTCGGTCTTTAATCCACCTCTCATTCTCGTGTCAGCACGAGATTCTCCTTGGTCGATACAACACGGACAATTAAAACTCAGCCAGCCGCCTGAACTTTGTCGTGTCTTTCCGGGGATAAATTGATAAACCGTTTGTTGAAGTTCCATGTTGTTATGATACAACATTAGAGTCAAAAAGTCAAGTAATTATGTTATTAGTTTCTCATCAAGATTTTATCTACTGTACCAGTTGATGTGTTTAACCATGAAACTCTCATCCAATTGACGTTTGCTTGTATGACGTATCCTTGAACACCAGTTTCATTATTAATAGTAATATCTGGGTCATACATAAGTCTTGGAGTTAAATCGAACCAATCACTATCTGATGTACTAGGCTGTACACTCAAATCGCCTTCTATTTTTATAACTCCTGTAAATCCGTTGTAATATAACGCAAATGTGTGTAATGATTTTGATTTAATAGTGTTACCAGCACCATCAAATACTGTTGAGATTAACTTAGTGCCATCATCAAAGAATGTTGCTGTTTCTTGTGAGTCTTCAAACTCAGGATAAACATCATCTAACACTTCAAGCACACCATGAGCATTATCGTTCACGTCAGTATAGATTATTTGCTCTACACCATCTTTAACCGTATACATTGCGAACTGATAAAATCCTTCTGGAAGTAATATAGTGTCTGACGTTGGAATTTCTAACATTGCCATTCCTTTCGTTGCATTCGTCACTGTCAAATATCGAAATAAAACATT